TATCACTGAAACAATGTATAAAGCATTTGTTGAGGAATCAATGAGATTAGCTATTGAAAAAGGTGAAAATTACCCATCATGGGAAGGTAGTCCATATTCAAAAGGTGAAACTTATATTGAAGGATGGTCACCACTTCCAGAAGGACAACCAATCCCAATGCTTAACAGTTTAGGTTTAGGATTTATGCCAACAGCATCTTCTGCTATCTTATTGAGTGTATTCGAATCATTTGAGCCAGCAACTGCTAACTTATTCACAAGAAGAGTTGGTCAAGGAGAATTTTTGGTTGTAAACAAATATTTGGTAAATGAATTAATTTCATTGAACTTATGGACACCAGAAGTTATCGATAAATTAATCGCTAACCAAGGTAGTGTTCAAAATATTGTTGAAATACCAGAAGACGTTAGATATAGATACAAAGATGTTTGGGAGATACCTCAAAGAGTATTGTTAGATTTAGCAATCATAAGAAACAAATTTGTTGACCAATCACAGTCTTTGAACTTGTATCACTCTGATGCTAAATATGGTAAGATTGCTAGTGCACTTATGTATGCGTGGAAAGGTGGTTTAAAAACTGGTGTTTACTACACTAGAACTAAATCAAAATTAGAGGCAAATTCTAAATTAGCATCTAACCATATTACACAAAATGTTGAAAAACCAAAAGACAGTCAATTTGAATGTTTTGGGTGTTCAGTTTAATTCAAAAATAAAATAAAAAAAAAAGGGACTACATAGTCCCTTTTTTATTTCCCATATTTACTTATAAAAATCTTTTACTATTATATTTATCTAATAAATAAAGTTATGGCAAACGGAAAATATATAAATATAAACTACCCCTTTAAAGACAGTAGTAAAGGGTTTTTTTTAGATTTAACAGAACAAGACAATCAAGCAATAAAAGCTGATTTATTACATTTAATTTTAACTAGAAGAGGTCAAAGGTTATATAACCCAGATTTCGGTACCGATTTATTAAGATTTATATTTGAACCTAATGATGCATTAACAGAAGAAGGTATCAAAGATGAAATTAGAACTGTAGTTAAAAGATTTTTACCTAATTTAAAATTAGATGATATAATAATAGCTGCTTCACCAGAAAGTGAATATGCAGCAGTTGTAACTATAAGTTACACAATAACTGATGATGTTTTTTCTTCATCAGAATTAATAGTAATAAAATTATAAAAATATGGCAAATGTAAATTATACATCTAGAGATTTCGCTAACATAAGAACAGATTTAGTTAATTATGTTAGACAATATTACCCAGATATTTTTGGTGATTTTAATGATGCGTCAGTAGGTATGATGCTTTTAGAGTTAAACGCTGCTGTCGGGGATATGTTATCTTTCAATACAGATAGAATGTTTGCGGAAACACAAATAGATTATGCCCAAGAAAGAAAATCAATTCTCTCTATTGCTAGAACACTTGGGTTAAAAATTCCAGGTAAAAGAGCAAGTGCAACTATTGTTGATTTATCTGTAACTCTCCCAGTATTCGGTGATACATTTGATATTTCATATGCACCAATAATTAGAGCTGGTTCACAAGTATCTGGTGCTGGTAAACTATTCGAATTAGATAATGATGTTGATTTTTCTAACCCATTTACAGTTAGTGGTATTCCAAATCGTTTAATTATCCCCAATTTCAATGGAAACGGAACACTTATAAACTATACTATAACTAAAAGAGAAATTGTAACAAATGGATATAGTAAAATATTAAAAAGAGTTATAAACACAAGTGATTCTAGACCATTCTTAGAAGTAATTTTACCAGATAACGATGTATTGGTTATCGATTCAATTATAACATTAGATGGGACAAATTATCAAACAACACCAACATTTAGTGATTTTTTAAATAAAGATAATAGATGGTATGAAGTAGATGCTTTAGCTGAAGATAAAGTTTCATTGAAGATAATACACGTGTTAGTGATAATTCTGGTATAAAACCAGGTAAATGGATAAGTGTACCTAAAAGATTTATAAGAGAATATACAGATTTAGGATTTACTAAGATAACTTTTGGTGCTGGAACTCAAGATATTAATAGTCTTTGTGATTTTGACACTAACCCAGCATTGGTTAAACAAATAGGTAATTTTATAAATAATTTATCTTTAGGTGTTGTACCAACACCAAATACAACCATGTTTATAAAATATAAAGTTGGTGGTGGTGGTGATTCAAATCTAGGTCCAAATGTTATTAAAGGTGTTGGAATTGTAAATATGACTGTTAATGGTGCCGATTCAACGATAAATCAAAATGTTAAAAAATCTTTAAAAGTAAATAATCTATTTCCAGCCATAGGTGGTAAAAATGCACCTAGTATTGAAGAAATAAGAAATATGGTTAAATATAATTTTGCATCACAAAACAGAGCAGTAACAATAAAAGATTATCAAACAAAAATTGCTCAGATTCCTGGTAAATTTGGTGCTCCTTTTAGAAATGGTGTTTTTGAAGAACAAAACAAAATTAAAGTATATGTTTTAAGTTTAGATTCTAATGGATTATTAACAAACCAATCAACGACTACTCTAAAAGAAAATATGAGTAATTATTTATCTGATTATAGAATGTTAAATGATTATGTTCAAATAACTGATGGTAGAATAGTTAACCTATCTTTAGAGATAGATTTATTTATTGATAAACAAGTAGCTCAATCACAAGTTATGTCACAAGTTATCAGTGAAGTTAAAAAATACTTCGATGTAAATAAATATGAAATGGGTGAGAATATCTATCTTTCACCACTTAGTGAAATTATAAATAATATTGGGGGTGTTTTAAACATTATCGAGATTAGAATATTCAATAAAGTAGGTGGCGGTAAATATAGTGTTAATGAAATTTCACAACCTTATTTAGTTGAGGATACTAGACAAATAGATATAGCGGATATGACATTATTTGGTGAACCAACAACAATGTTTGAAATTAAATACCCAAATAAAGATATTCTAGTTAGAGCTAGACAGTAAGGTTTATTTATTAAAATTAAATCATTATATTTGTTAAAATAACAAATTAATAAAAAAATAAAATGGGTTGTAATTGTAAAACAGATGATAATTTTGATATGTCAGAAAAAATTAATTTTTTTGATTCATCAATTTTAGATAAAATTAAATTAATTGGATATTATACATTAAAAATGATAGGATTCATTATTGGTGTATTATTGTTACCAATAATAAACATAGCTATAATAGTTTTTATGTTTAATACTATAGTATTAACAAAAGAAGTTAATATGGTGAATATATTAAAAAGATTTACTACTAAAAAATTTAATGATGATTATTATGATGATGATGATGATGATGATGATTTTGATGACTTAACAGAAGATGATGTTATCATGGTAGATGTTGAAGATATAACAGATAAAAATTAAAAATAAATATGTCAGAAACAATAAGAATAAGGACAACACCAAACGGTTCAGATAAATATCTTAAAGTTAAAATAGACCAAGAATTTGATTTCATTGAAGTGTTATCAATGAAAATAACACAAGAAGACGCTTATAGGAATTTTTGTTCAGATTATGGTGTAATTGTAGGTAGAGTTATAATAAATAGTGGATTTGGTTTACCAAATGCCAGAGTTAGTGTGTTTTTACCTATAGACGATGAAGATAAAAATGACACTACAATCAATGGATTATACCCTTACAGTGTTGTTACTGACAAAGATAGTGATGGTATTAGATATAATCTTCTACCTAAAAATAGTGAAACAAATAATGATTGTTTCACTCCAATTGGTACTTTTCCAAACAAAAGAGAAATATTAGATAATGAAGAATTACTTCATGTTTATTGTAAATATTATAAATACACGACAACAACAAATGCTGCTGGTGACTTTATGATATTTGGTGTACCAATTGGCACACATACAATACATGTTGATGCTGATATTTCAGATGTTGGTATTGTTTCACAAAGACCTTATGATTTAATCAGTCAAGGAACACCAATTAAATTTTTTGAAAGCCCTACTAAATTTAAAGGTGGTACAAATTTAGATAAATTGGTTCAAGTTAAATCAACAAATTATTCTGTAAATGTACAACCTTTCTGGGGTGAAGCAGAAACATGTGAAATAGGTATCAGTAGAGCTGATATTGATATGAATTACAATGTAATACCTTCTGCTATGTTTGTTGGTAGTATATTCGGTGACCAAGATAAAAACAGTGTAAATAAAAGATGTAGACCTAGAAAAGAATTAGGTGAATTATGTTCGCAAGTTGCAAGTGAAGGAACTATTGAAATGCTTAGAGAAACAATTGATGGTGGTGTTGAACAATTTGATGTTGATGGTGGTAGATTGATTGATGAAGATGGTGCTTGGGCTTATCAAATACCTATGAATTTAGATTACGTGGTTACAGACGAAAATGGAGATTTAATACCTTCTGATGACCCGAATAAAGGTATAGCAACTAGAGCAAGTGTTAGATTCAAAATTGGTATGGATAATACTGGTGGTGAAGGTAGACTTAGAACTAGAGCTAAATATTTGGTACCAAATAACCCTAGAAATTCAAATGAAATAGATTATAAGTTTGATGAAACAACTAAAAAAACTAGTTTTAGAAATTTAAATTGGAATAAAATATATACTGTAAGTAACTTTATTCCAAGATTTCAAACTATATCTACTTCTAAAACTAGAGCTTTTACTGGTGTTAAAAATGTTGATGCATGTGCTGGTGATAAAAATCCATTTCCTTATAATAAGGTAAATACATCATTTTCAGCTATATTTTTTATTATTTGTTTAATTATAAAAATTGTAGGTTTTTTGATTTATATTATGAATTTTATTATTATACCTATAATAAATATTATGGTTTTTGTTGTAAATATTATTATAGGTATAATAAGAACATTATTTGATGCTCTATGTAAAGTTGCTAACATTAAAATTCTAAAAGTTAAACCGTTTAAATGGATACTTGGATGGACATGTTCAGTTGCTGAAACTTTACAAGATATACCTTACGTTAAATGTTTAACAGTAGAATGTCCTAGCGATAGTAAAACATACTTTGCACCTGGTTGTTTAAAAAGCTCTAATGGATTTAAAGCCATGGAACCATATGATACACCAAAATATTTTCCTGGTGATAATTGGGGTCATGGTGTTGGGTTTGGTGATTTAGTTGGTTTAGATAATTGTGTTGCTTTTGAAATGGCTAAAAGTATGGGGTTATTCCAATTTGATTTTTATAATGATTGGGTTAACGGAACTTTATTTGGTTTCTTATTAAAATATAAGAAAAAAAGGAGAGGTAGAGAGAAATTTTGTGAATACGATTGTAGTCCACAATATTTTTCACAAGGTGGTGTTGATGGTAATAAAAACAATAACGGTGATAATGATTGTCGTACTAATTATTTACTTGATTCATGTTACCCAACTGGTGATAACTCTCAAAACTCAACTGAGAAAATTTCATTACGTGAAGGGTTAGTTAAAAAAATCGATATTTTTAAAGATGGTAAAAAAATAAATGAAGAATTTTATTATGCTGCAACAAAACATGATGTATCATTTAAACTATTCGCTACAGATGTTGTTTGTTTAGGTTCTGTTTTTGATTGTGATTGGCAAGGTATACCTAAAGTACAATCTTTATTAATTCCAACAACGTATAAATTACCCCCAGATACACAAGAATTAACAGATGATAATAAAACAGAAACTACTGGTCAAGTTGGTTTAGATGGTAACGTAAAAGGTTTATTTTTTGAAGTTGATTGTTTAGGTGTTCATTCAGATTCTAGACAAGTTTTAAATATTAGACACATATGTGAAATGAGTGTTGATTTAGATGAGATAAATTTCGCAAATAACGGTACATTAATTTACCCAAATGGTAATATTGGTAAAATTGATATTGACGAAGATGGTGGTAAATTATTTAGAGATGTATTTTACGACTTAAATAAAAATTTACCTAATACTGTCTCTTCTTTCAATCATGGGACTTCGTTTACAACAGAATTTAATATTAATAATTATAATATTTATGATTTTGTATCAACTAATGATAATGGACAAGATTATGTTAAATTTAGAGGTTACCAACCAAATAGTGATTCTAGTTTTGCTCAACCAAAAAATTCATTCTATTTTTATTTTGGCATATTACCAGGTAAAGGTGGTTTAGATAAATTAAACCAAAGATTCTTCACTAAATGTATTCCAGTTGCTGAAAAAGAATTCAACATTGTTTCAAGTAGTATTCCAACAACAAACACTAACCCAAATGGTAGTATAACTTTTACAGTTGTTTCTGGTACTGCTCCATTTACATATACAATAAGTGGACCTAACGGTGTTACTAATGGAACTCTTCAAATAGACCCAGCTACTGGTGAACCTATTCCACTGGTTATAACTGGCCCACAAGGTTCATATGATATTGAAGTGATAGATGCCAATGGTAATGTAGTTACTCAAACAGTAAGTATTGATGGACCAGAACCATTTTATGGTTCAGCTAGTGTTAAAAAAATGTGTACATCAGCAACTCTAGCAGATGGAGAAATAAGTATCGATAGTATTGGTGGTGGTACTGGAATATGGACATATACATTATATAGAAGCAACGGAGCAATCGTTTCAAACGGTTCAATAGTATCATCACCATTTATAATAAATGGTTTATCTGTTGATAAAGATTCGGATGGTACTCCACCACCAGATGAACATTTCGGATATATATTAGTATTGAGTGATGGTGTAACTAATATCACTGTTTATAATTTACTTATTGATGGTCCAACACCCGTTGTTTTAACTATGAATAATATTATTAAAACAACATGTTGGGAAAGTAGAGATGGTGAATTCGAAATAGGTTTAACTGGTGGTGCTTCACCTTATACTCTTAACGTTACTGGACCAGTAGGATATGCTGGTACTGTTTTTAACGCTAACACTTTATTTAGAGGTAATTATAGTGCAACAGTTGTGGATTCATATGGTAGTACAACAGTTTTAAACTTTACAGTTGATAGTAAAAATCCTAAAATGGTTGCTGGTATTGCTAGTGCGGCAGATTTAGCTAGGCAATGTAACCCTAATGCTTTAATTTTACCTTTTTACATATTGGAAGGTGCACCAATACCAGTTGGAGCGACACCACCAATACCAAATATTAAAGTTTCATGTAATTTTAATAATTTAGAAGACTCTAATGGTCCGATTTGGGTTGATTACTTATCTACTACACCATTTGTTAACGACTCAACTTATGTGTATCTAACATTACCACCTATATTAACAAATGGTGAGGAAATTAAATTTAAGTTTAAATCTGTTGATGAATTATGTTTCAGTAATGAAATTATAATAAATGAATCAGAAATTAGACTACCTCCAGCATTTTTAGGTGTTAATTTTAATGGAATAAATAATGCTATGCAATGTAACCCTAATGTTTTAACGTTTAAGTTTAATGTTACTCACTGGGAAGTTGCTGGCCCATCTTATTCTGAACGTAAACCATATGAGTTTAAATATAAGATAAATGGTTATGGTCCAACTGGTACTAATTCATTTTTTATTGAAACTATTGTTAATAATCAACAATTAATAAATGAAAATATACCAGCAGCTGTTTTAGCTGCTATTCCATTTGGTGCAACAACATATCCAGTTACAATAACTTATACAATAACTGATAATAAAGGTTGTACAGCTAGTGGTACTCTACCAACGATAACCATGCCAGTTCAATCATTAGTTGGTTCAGTTAGTAGAACAAATACTACTGTTGGGACTTTAACTACGTGTTATTATAAATTTACAGCATCTGGAGGTATAGGTCCTTACAATGGTTCACCATCAGCTTTAAATGTTAATTATGCTAGTGGGACTGGTAATAATATATCTAATCCATCAGCTTTCTGTAGTGTTTACCCTAATCCAGCAGTTAACACAACAATAACAGATAGTGTAGGATGTACTATAATTAAATCAACATAAAAATGAATACTGAAAGAACAAAACAAATATTAAACAAGGAATTATCAGTTAAAAATGTTAACAACGACATTTACTTAAAAATCAATGTTGAAAATAGTCAAAGATTATTACCTACAAATGAAATTTATAAAATTGTTAATGTTGCTGAAAGATTTAATATTGAAAGACAAAGATGTAAATCGTACCGAATATTAGGTACGATAAATTCTACTATATCAAATCCTTTGTTTAATTTATCAGAACCATTATATTCTGATAAACATACATGGTCATGGTTAAATTCTGTTGAATTTTTAGATTCTTCTTACCCTAAAGATGGGTTAAATGATGAAACAGATTTAACTTATAATGCATCAATAAAAAATAATTTAAAAGAAAAAGATGGTTGGTTTGGTGTTTTTGACCCAGATAAAACAAAATCTGGATTATGTAACTATATTGACATGGAACCTAAACGAGAACGTTTTAGTTTTATACCAGATTCCAACCCTTTTGGTAATTTAATGACACCAGTTAAAAATTGGGAAATAACAATAACTTATCCAGCCAGTATTGATAGTGGACACACTATGATTAATTCTGGTGTTTTAATAACAAATAGAGTACCAGCAAATGTTTCAACTAGAAATATGACTGCAATAGGTGTTTCATGTAAACATAATCTAAATGTAGGTGATGTGGTTAGAATTGTTGGTACAACTGGTTATGATGGTGACCACATAGTTGTTAGAACTGGATTAGACAATGGTGATTTAAAAGAATTTTATTTTGTAATAGATAAACCATCAACTGGTGTTTTATCAGCAAATTCTAGAATAAAAAAAGTAGTAAATAATACCGAATGTCAATATTATTTTAGAAAGTTTAGAAAAATAAAAACAAAAATAGCACCAGTAATCGAAAATGATGATTATGAAGCTTATAGAGTAGGATTTAGTGAAAATTTTTTTAATGATTCAATTATTCAATTTGTTTTCAATGAAGATATTGATGTAACTGATTTAGTTGATAATTTAGGTAGACCATTAAGTGAAATTTATTTAACTATAATAAAAACAGATAGTAATGGTTTATTCACAAATGTATCATCTGGTATTGAAACACCTTATGATTCTAGATTGATTAATAGTAACACAATTCCTTATTTAAGGGGTATTCCATCAATAAATAGAATACATAATGGAACCAGCGGTATTTTTCCAACACATAATGCTTTAGAAACAAACGTAAGTATAAATAATTCTACTAATAATAACGAGTTTTATGGTGATTTGGTAGAGTATGATGTAAATACATTAAATGAAACTGTATTAGCGACTGTTGTACATTCATTTAACACGGTAAATAGAGAGACACCAAATACATTGAGTTATGTTTCAAAACTTGGAAACCCAGATGGTACACCTCCAGAAACTAAAACAATAACACTGGGTCCAAGATATGAAGGTTATTGTTATGAACCACACCATATTATAAAAATAAGAGATTTTTCATCATACATAGAAGTTGGTGACCAATTCACGGATGGTATACCTAGTTATGCTGTAGATTTAGGTGATAGTAGAATAGTTTGGAGAGATTTATTAGATATTGGTTTTAATGAAAGTGATATTAAACCATTAGATTATCCATTTCTAAATAACTCACACTACATGTATAATAACTATTGTTTTTCAGTTAGAAGACAAGACCCATTTGGTATTTGGGGTTTATATTATGGTAAGTTCCCAGCTGACCCAACTGGTGATAGAATAACAGATAAATTTACAATTAATTCAGAAGACGATGTTTGCTAATAAATATAAAATAAATTTAACCACAATAGATACTGGAACAACAGCAACTACAATTACTGTTCCATTTTTCATGGAATTTCAAACTGTTGATAATGCTGAGTTAATTGAAAGAGTTTTTGTTGATACAGAAGTGGAAAACGCAATTAACCCAATTATAGATTATGAAAAAGTTAGGTTTTTACCTTTGGATTTATTAGGTAATCATATTGATAAAATAATTTATGATATTTATTTATTAGACTCAACTGGTAATTATAAAGGTTTTTATGGTGATGTTGGATTTGTTGATGATGATATTAAATTCAGAAAAGAATCATTTAAAAAAACATTTTTAAATTTAAGTTTTTATGATTCTGATAACCCTTTATCTCAAAGATTAGTTTCTTTTACAACATTATATTCAGAATTAAATAGTTCTGATTTATTACAACCACCAGTTCCACCAAATACTATACCTGGGACACCTAAACCAGCAGTACAAATACCTATTAATTTTGTAGTTGAAAACCCTTTGATAAATCCTAGAGGTTTTGCTGAAGGATATCATTTATACGATTATAAAAGTAGTTTAAATATTGGAGTACCTAAGTATTTATATATGAGGGCAGCATTTAGAAACGCAAAAACTGGTAAAAGTGTAAATTTAATGGTTAAAAATACAGCACAACCAATTGATAAATTAGTACATGAATTATACACTAGATTCAAGTTAACTAGAACAACAACTGGTTTTTATTATGAAATTGATGATTCTTATAATGGAAATGCAATACCAGTTTCACCATCTGGACCTAACAATGTGACATACATTTCAAACACATGTAAAGTTACGTTATATGAAATAAAAGCATCGTAATGGAAGTAATAAAAAGAAAAATATTATTAGAAGACAGTATAGATAGAAGTAGTAATGACCCAAAGAAATGGGGGACATTAACTGCGACAACTTTTTATTTGAATATTTTATTAACACAAAATATTGATGATATTGGTATGTTTACTGATATTGATTATATAGTTAAAGATAAATCAGTAACACCAGTTGACTACACTATACTGACTGATAAATTAAATGATTTAGGTTTGGAATTTCCATTTATGACTGGTGCAACAAACCCTTATTTTACAACCGTAAACACACAGCAAAATTTATGGAACGTTTTAAGATATCCAGATAAAAATATTGGTGGTTATTTTAATTTTGTTGATGCTGTTATTACAGCTTATACAGATTCTAGAATAGAAGACGTTAGGTCTTATGATATTAATAACCCATATAGAACTAGTTTTGACGTTAATGTTGAATCTTATACTAATTATGAAGGTCTTACAGTAAATGGTGTTGATAGAATAAAATCGATGGGTGACCCAAAAGTATATGTTTTTGATACACCTAACGATATTAATTTAGGAACAAACAACCAAGTAAACGGATTTTTATTTAATGATTTTTCTGGTGGTGGTAGAACAATTTTGATTGATGGAGAAAATGTCGCCCAATCAGTTACAACTATTAGATATATTGGTGAGGGTTTTAATGAGACAAACATTTCATTATCAGCATTGACCAAAGAAGAATATTTATTTGGAATAATTTCTCCACCAGAAGTTCAAAACGATGTATTTATAGATAGAGGGATAACAACTGTTATGGATATGCATTTAAGATTGTCAGAGATAAAAAATCTTAAAGGTTTAGAAAGTTACGGTAATGGTTATTACAATATAACAAAACAATAATGACAGAAAAAGTAAAATATTTTAATAACAAGTACTTACTTATGAGATATTTGTTATTATCTTTAGATGACATAAATAAAATGGATAACCATGAAATAAACATCATGGTCAATTTCATTAATAAAAAAATAAATAATTAAAATATGGCAACGGGAACATATGGTATTGTAAGACCAGCAGATATATCACCAGATGACGTAGAAATTTTCTACCATTACACACCATCTAGAGATAAAATAGGTAACCCTAATTTAATTAAATTGGATGCAAATTCTGTATTACAGAAGATAGATAACCCTAATAAAGGTCAATCAAATGTAACTGGTTTTGAAGTTTTTGGTGGTATGTATACACTTAAATTACCAGTTGGTCAATTTAGTACAAAAGGTTTTTATACAATAATAATTAAACCAATAGAAATTAGGACTAGTATTGTTGATGTTGGTGTATTATCTTCATTTTCAGATATCAAAGGTATCTTATTTGATATTTCATCATTACCAAATAATTTTGCTGGTAGATTTGAAAATAATGGTTTAGTTGGTTATAGAATAGAATATTTAAACACAACTTCTTCAACAACAGATGCTAAGATTAATAATTTCTTTAGAGTAATTACTTCAAATAATAGAGCTGAACCAGTTAACCAAAATTTAACAAACTCAAATCAAAAAGCAATTAGATATCGTTTTAACGATAATTCTAGTTTAACTTTTTGTACTGTATCACCAGCATCTGCATCAAATGTTAAACCAAATGCGTTACCATTTATCGGTCAACCAAACCAACAAGTAATTATCACAAATACTTTTTTCAACCCTATAATGATTGAGGTTGAAATGGTACAACATGATGTTGAAACATTAGCATTTGCATTGTTTGGTAATCAAACAAAAAGTCTTGAAGATGGAATTTACACTATCTACAACTTCAACAATGATATTTATAAACAATTCAATTTATACGAAATCAAAGACCAATTTACTGGTGTTCCATTATTTGAGGTTAGAGAACAAAGAAATGTAATTGATTTTTCTAAAACATTTAATAACATTACAACAATCTAAAATTAGAGATGGCAAAAAAAATAAAAGTAGCTGGGTATTCAAAAAAAACATTATACAATGGTAATATTGAATATAGAAATTTTAGTCCAGATTTAGTAGGTGTACAATTAGCTAGTAATGGTGGTACACCATTATTTACTATGGGTAATTTCGCTATTACCACTAACTTGGACCCTAAAGTTGATAAAAACTATATTACTGGTAAATTTTCTGATTTTATTACATTAGAAAATTTAGATTTAAGTGTTATCGATTCCCAAGTACTTTTAAATAATAATACATCTACTTTTCTAAATTTAGACCCAACAAAATTAAAAAACTATGCTTTATTTGGTTCTATGACCGAATACATTAGGATTGTGTTAGAAGATATCATAACAACATGGCCAGCATCTTTATATGCATCACCATTGGTGAGTGTTGATGGTGATGATTACGTTGGTAATACTTATGAAAATTATGTATATGATTTTTTATCTGATGAATCAACATTTAAAATTAATGTAACATTTTTGATTAATCAATTTCAAATAAATTTTTTAACAAACGGAACAATAATAGATACATTTAATGAAACTAATGATTTAAGAAACATGACTATGAATTATGGTTCTTACGCTATTTTATATGATGATATTGAATATGATATATTAAATTTTACTGGCTCAACTTATGATTTTAATGATTATATTTATCTTAAAGTAAAAGGTAACCCATTTACTGGTGCATCTTCTTCAAATATTTATTATCATATTAAACCAAAAAAGATAGTTGAAGATACATTTTTTAACGAATTGACTGGGTTAGGTAAATATTTATTAAACAGACAATCATTCCCAATTTATAAAGCAACATTTGAATATCCAACTAGAAGTGAAACTGGTATTATTTTATATACAACTAAATCATTGACGTGGCCAGTTTCAGATGGGTATAATATTGATTTTGACACCACTGATTATTCTCAATACGCAACCAATTTATTAGATATCGCTACAAATTACGATTTGAATGAAACTAACTTAATGAGTAGGTTCTTGGTATCTGAATCAATCTCTGCGTTTGATACAACACCAGTACATTTAGATGAAGCTCATCAAGATACAACAACTGGTCAAAAAGTTAATAAAACACTTAATATATATGGTAGGTCTTTTGATGATATTAATCAATTTATAGAAGGTATTTCTTTTGCACGTACAGTAACATATAATAAAGAAAACAACTTACCAGATAAATATTTAAAAGATTTAGCCAGAGTATTAGGTTGGGAATTATCATCAACAATTCTTGGTGATAATTTATTAAATAATTATGTATCAACTTCAGATTCAATGTTTTCTGGTCAATCAATTGGTTTAACACCAATTGAAACAGATAATGAATTATGGAGAAGACTTATTTTAAATTCTCCATGGCTTTGGAAATCAAAAGGTGCTAGAAAATCTATTGAATTTTTAGTTAACTTTATGGGTATACCAAAAGGTTTGATAACATTTAATGAATATATTTACAGAGCTAATGGACCAATTGATATCGATAAATTTTTAGATGTTTTAACTAAAAATGGGTTAGATACTGATTTATCGTTATATCCAATAGATGAAGATGGATATCCTAACCCATTACCAGATACACCAGATATGTATTTTCAAAACAATGGTTTATGGTATAGAGAAACTGGAGGTACTGGTGCTACGATTGATATATTAGCTGGTAATAACCCACATGTTGGGTTTTATGATGGTGGTTTTAAATATATCAATCAATTTAAAACACTTATACCTAACTTTTCAGCTGTAACAATTACTATTGATGAACCTTTAACTAGTCAAAAAAATATATTTACAAATTACGGATTAGGTGCTATAAATAATTATAATGGACCGACATATGTTGATATCGTTGCTGAAGATAATACAGATATTGGAAATTGTGTTGTTTATCAATCTGAAATAATTACAGACCCAATACCAGAACCTATTTTTACACCATGTGGTTGCCCATGTGAAGGTGAAGATGAAATTTTAAGTGTTTGTATTCAAAAAGGTAATCAACCAACTCAACCATGTTCTAATTTGGTTGATAATTCAATAGACCCAATTACTGGTTTTTATGTTTTCGATGTTAATTTATATAATCAACAAAATGAAATAATTGGTGTTAAAAATACATCTTATATTGATAAAGAATGCTGTACAGCATTAGGTGGTGTTTCTACTTATATGGATTCAATTTATGATGGTGCTATTGAAGGTAATACAGATATGAGAACTAGTGGTTATGTGTGTTGTACAACAAATAAATGTGGATGTAACGTAGCATGTAAATGGGGGTTAAAAGAATATACAATCAATTCAAATGGTACCACTTCAATTGGACCAATTTTACAACCAATAGAAATACCAATTAATTCTGGTAATTTTTTCCTTCAATTTGTAATGTTTAATGGTACTGGTGATAAGGCTGTTGTAACAACAGATGGTTCGAATTGTATTCCAAAACTCACAATTCCAGTAAATGGTATAAGAGACCCGTTCACCAATGAAATAGGGTTTGGTTGTAAATTAACAAATGATGGTATAACTGATATGGCAAGAGGAGAAAGAGGTACTATATTTAATATTACACTATTGAGACAAAATGGGCGAATAGGTTGTTGTGATTCATACACTAAAAGTTTATATGAATAAAAAATAAAAAATAAATAAAAAATAAAATATGTCATATTTTTTCGATTTAAATGATTTTAATAGTACATGTCGTGCAATAGGTGATAGAACACTTAAATCTATGTATAATGAAATTTCTTATAATAAAGAAATTTATTATAAGAGTAACAAAACTTACGATGGGTATATAGCAAAACAAGAAACTGTTCACCTAAATAGTGATGGTAGTATTGATATTTTCATGGGTGATAAAGATGCAAAATACCCAATCCAATTTGGTGGTTACTGTTGTAAGACTAAATTACCTTCAATTTTAGAAACAATACGAACTAAAACTGGTCTTTTCCCTAATACTGATTTTACACAAATATATTGGGATGCTAACAAACAACAATGTAGATGGAAACAAGAACCAGAGTATTGTGCTTTGGATTCTTTTAAGGTTATTTTGAATGCTGTAGGTGATGATGGAGCTATGTTTAATATTGATAATGACGATAAACAATGTAGTTTAAATATTGAATTTGATTATTTATTTAAAATTGATTGTCAAGATTTAGCAAATATTTTAAATCCTTCATTAAATATAAACACAAATCCAGTTTTATTGTCACAAATTAAAACACTTCAAAACAGTATTGAAAAACTTAAAGTAAGATGTTCCCAAACAACATATGAGATAGAAAAATTATCAAAAGATTTTGTAAATAGTAGTTACTCTATTATTTCATGCCCTAATTTCGCACCTTTTTCTTATGGTATAAGAAGAAATAATACTACTTTTGAAGACCTTGGTAATTATGCCGAACCATCAAATATTATTTATTGTATAAATGAAGAAAATGATGGTTTAACTCAATGGCAAAATATTTTAGGTCCATCTAGATATAAAAGATTTTTGGATGGTGAT